GATAGTCTGATTCTTGACATGCTAATACAGCTCCCATGACTTCGGGGTTGAAGTCTACCCCATGCCCAAGCGACGCGAAACCATCCCCACTGCGCTGCACGCGCGGCTCTCGGCGCTGCATGCCACCGCCCTGCGCGGTGAGGTACTGCCAGAGCGCGTACCGGACGCTGGCCTGCCGATCCTGCGCGACGGCGAGCCGGGCAAGCCCGAAGGTACGCTTTCGCCGAACACCTGCCACTACCGGCCCCTCGCCGGGATAGAGGCGGTTGTCCGGGGCCCCGCCCGAGACGCCGCTTTCGACACTTTCACCTCAAGCGTCGGCGCGGCTCGCTCGGAACCGGAGTGACTGGTGCTGGATCATTCACAGCCGCGACCTTCATCCACCTACGCACCGGAGCCTTCCAATGCCCACGACCCGCGAGACGATCCTTGCTACGCTGACGGCGCAGCTGGCCGCGCAGGCGGGGGCGGAGGTCAGGCGCAACGCGACGCTTCCCGAGCGGGTGCCGGCCGAGGGACTGGTGATCCTGCGCGATGGCAACCCGGGCGAGCCGGATGTGACGCTGAGCCCGTGGCGGGCATTTTACCGGCACCGCGTGGAGATCGAGGCGTTCATGCCACCGGGCGCGGCTGAAGTGGCGCTTGATGCGCTCATTGCCCGCATCGGGGCCGCGCTGGCGCATGATGACAGCCTTGGCGGGCGGGTCGAGCTGATGACGGCGGCGGCGCCCGAGCTGCAGCCCGTCCCGGTGGAGGGCGGCGCACCGTTTCTGGCCGCGGCACTGGCGGTGACGCTGGAATACCAGGTCAGCGATCCGCTGAGCGGGTGAGCGCGCCCGACGGGCTCGTATCTCGAGACATCACATTGCACATCACAGGGAGGACCAGCATGGGCAAGCAACGCGCCTATGGCGCCGATGCCACACTCAGGGCCGTGCGCGAGACGCAGTATGGCGGGGCCACCACAGGCACGGTGCGGGCGCTCGACTTCAAGACCGCGGATCTGTCGGCGAGCATCCCGCTTGGCGACGACCCGCTTCTGGGGCGCGGGCGCAATGCGCAGGACCCGTATCGCGGGCTGGTCACCGATGAGGGCCAGCTGGAGATCCCGTTCGATCTGCAGGGCACCGGCTGGTGGATGACGGCGCTGTTCGGCGATCCCGAGACCACGCCGCAGGCCGCGACAGGACGGATCACCTTCGCGGACAATCCCGCGCCAGGCGACACGCTCACGCTGAACGGGGTGAGCTGGACCTTTGTTGCCGGGGTTGCGGCCGGCGACGAGACTGAGATCGGCGCGAGCCTCGCCGATACGCTCGTCTCACTGGCCGCGGACCTCAACGCCGCCAGCGATCCCGCCATCTCCGTCGCCTCTTACTCGGTGGAAAACGACACGGCGCTGGTGATCACACATGACACCACTGGCCCGGACGGTAACGCCTTTACGGTGGACGCCTCAGTTGCACAGCGCTCTGCCCCCACCCTCACCGGCGGCGGATACCGCCATGTCTGGCGCAGCGGGGCCGACAGCATCCCGTCTTTCCTGATCGAGATCGGGCACCCGAAGCTGACCACCCCGATCTTCTTTCGCCATGCGGGGGCGGTGCTGGAGGAGCTGTCGTTTCAGATGGGCCAGGAAGGGCCGGCCAACGCCACCGTCTCGGTCGTGGCGCAGGGCGAAGAGACCGCGAGTGCGACGCTGGACGCAAACCCTGCCGCCTTTGCGCTGCGCCGCTTCAGCCAGGGGCGCGGGCGCATTGTGCGGGCCGGCGCGCCGCTGGCGGGCGTCACGGCCGGATCGCTGACCTTCTCCAACGGCATCGAGCGGGTGCGGTCCATTCGCGAGGATGGCAGGATCGATGGCGCGGATCCCACCCTCGCCACCTGCGAGGGCTCTCTGACCGTGCGCTTCGACGGCGAGACGCTGATGCCCGAGGCCGCCAGCGGCGATCCGGTGGCGCTGGCCTACGGCTTCGCGATGGCCGAAGGCTACGCGCTCAGCTTCACCCTGCCGCGGGTCTACCTGCCCAAGCCGAAGTATTCGATCACCGGCCCGGCCGGGGTCGAGGCGAGTTTCGACTGGCGCGCCGCCGCAGATGCGACCGGCGTGATGCTGGAGGTCGCGCTTCTCAACGATGTGCCAACCCATGGAGACCCCTGATGATCCGTCTCGACCTCAACGCGTCCCCCGACTGGCTCGATCTCGGCCACGGCGTGCAGCTGCGCGTGGCACCCATCACCACCTCGCTGATGAACCGGGCCCGCGAGGAGCCGATCCTCGCGGATCTGCCGGAAGAGGCCAGCGCCAACCGGCGCGGCATCGCGCTGGCCAAGGCGCTGGCGCGGGTCGCCGTCGATGACTGGACCGGCGTGCACGATGCCGACGACGCGCCGGCCGCGCTTTCGCCGGAAGGGCTCGACGCGCTTCTGGAGATCGTGCCGATCTTCGAGGCGTTCCAGCTGCGCTACGTGGCCCCGGGCCTGCATCTGGAGCAGGAAAAAAACGCCTCAGCGCCCTCGCCGAGTGGCACTTCGGCGGGGGCGCGCAATACTGCAACAACTGCCCGCACATCTGCCCGCAAGTCTGTGAAGCCTGCCCGGCGCGGCAAAACGCGCCGCTGACGCGCGAGGGCGCGCTGGCCTGGGATCTGGCGCGTGAGGCCATGGGCCAGCTGCGTGTTTCGGACGGCGCGGTGCTCGGCTGGGACATGGGCGCGGTGCTGGCCATGGCCACGGCCGGCGGGCTCGACCCGAGGGCCGCGGTGGAGCTTCTGCCGGTGATCGAGGCGGCGATGGTGCGCGCGATCAACGCGCAGATCCGGGCGCAGCGCCCGCAGTAAAACGACACGCCATAAAAGCAGAGAAACAGGGATCGGAGTCCCAATGACCAGCGCGTCCAAACAGGTGACGGTGCGGCTGGCCGCCGAGGGCGGCCGGCAGGTGCGCGCGGAACTCAAGGGGATCGGCACGGACGGCGCCACCGCCTTCCAGCGTCTGGGCTCGGAGATGGACGCGGCCAATGCGCGTGCCGACCGGTTCTTTCGCCGGCTGCGCATTGCGGCCGCGGCGGGGGCTGCGGCTGTGGGCACAGCGGCCACGGCGATGATCCGCAGCGGGCTGCAGGTCGTGGACAGCCAGGCCAAGCTGGCGCAGTCGCTGGGCACGACGGTGGCCTCGATCCAGACGCTGGAGCGCGCGGGCGAACTGGCGGGCGTGTCGATGTCGGGCATCGAACAGGCGACCAAGGATCTCACGCGCCGTCTCAGCCAGGCCGCGGCCGGGACCGGCCCCGCCGCCGACGCGCTTGACCGGCTGGGGCTCTCGGCCACCGATCTGATCGCGCTGCCGCTCGATGAGCGTGTCGGGGCCATCAACGCGGCCATCGAGGAGTTCGTGCCGGCGGCCGAGCGTGCGGCCGTGGCGGGCCAGCTTTTCGGCGAGGAAGGCTCCATCGCCATGGGCCGGATCGACAGCACAACGCTGCGCCAGGCGACGAAGGACGTGCGCGCCTTCGGCGTCGTGGTCTCCGCGCAGGATGCCGCACAGATTGAACGGACCAACGATGCGATCTCGCGGCTGGGGCTGATCTGGCGCGGGCTGGCCAACCAGCTCGCGGTCGCCGCGGCCCCGGCGCTGGAGGCCGTGGCAGACGCGATGGCCGCGCTCGCGGAGCGCAGCGGCCCGGTGGGCCGCGCCATCGAGATGGTGCTGGGCAATCTCGACCGGCTGGCGGCGACGCTTGCGGCGGTTGCAGGGCTGGTGGCCGGGCGTTTTGTGGCCGGGCTTGCAGTTGCAGCTGTCAGCGTGCGCGGTCTGGCCACCGCGCTGGCGCTGCTGCGCGGGGCGCTCATACGGCTGCCGTTTGTGGCGCTGGTGATCGGTGCGCAGGAACTGATCCTGCGCTTCGGCCGGCTGGTCGCGGCGGCAGGAAGTTTCTCCGACGCCCTCGATCTCATGCGCGGTGTGGCCGCGGAGGTCTGGGACCGCATGGGCACCGGCGCGCGGGCGCTCGGCGCGACAGTGGCGGCAGCATGGGCGGGGATCCGCGCGAGCGTGGCGGACGGCGTGCAGGCCAGTCTGGATGCGGTGGTGCGCGGGGCGTCGCTGATCATCAACACCTGGCGTGGGGCTTTTGCAGCAACAAGCGCGATCTGGTCCGATCTGCCGGTAGTGCTGGGCGAGGTCGTGACCGGTGCGGCCAATGCCATGGTGCGCGGCGTGGAGCGGATGCTTAACGCGGTGATCGGCCGCGTGAACCGCTTCATCGCCGGGATCAACACGGTGCTTGCCGCATTGCCGGCATGGGCCGTGGGCGAGGACGGGCTGCGCATCGGGGCGCTGGACGATGTCAGCCTCGGGGGCCTCGAGAACCGGTTCGCGGGCGCGGCCCGCGATGCCGGCGGCCGTGCGGCGGAGGCGTTCACGCAGGCCTTCGAGCGTGACTACCGCATACCCGATCTCGGGCTCGGGGCCTATGCCGCCGACGCCCGCGCGACGCAGACTGCCCTCCGAGGCGTGGCCGACGAACTGCGCGGGGCGGCGACCGGGCCATTGGAGTCGGTCGAGGCGATCCGCGAGGTGCTGGCGCGGACCTCAGAGGCGGCCGATGCGTCAACGGACTCCGTGGCCGGGATCGGGGACGCCTTCGATGGGATCGCCGGTGGCACGGATGGGGCCCCCGGCACCGGTTCCGGCAGCGGAGGCGCCGCGGGGCGCGCAGCCAACGCGGCCACGGAGGCCGGTGCTGCGATCGCCGCGGCGGGAGAGATGGCGGCGCGGGGCTGGGATGCCGTTGCAGACAGCCTGCAGGGCTATGCCGACAGTGCGATGGAAACCGGCCGGCAGATCGGCGACGCGCTGGTCAGTGCGTTTCGCGGCGCCGAGGACGCGCTTCTGACGCTGGTCACGAAGGGCAAGGTGGACTTCCGCGATCTGGCGAACTCGATCCTCGAGGACATTACCCGCATCGCGCTGCGCTCGGCGGTGCTCGGCCCCCTCGCCAACTGGCTGGGCGGCGCGCTTGGCGGGATCGGGGGCGGTCTTGGAGGCAGCCTGACCGCGGCGGTGGCGCATTCCGGCGGCGTGATCGGCGTCTCGGCCCTGCCGCAACGCCAGGTGCCGGCCATGGCCTTCGCCGGGGCGGACCGGTTCCATGGTGGGGGTCATCCCGGTCTCCGCCCGGACGAGGTTCCCGCAATCCTGCAGCGCGGCGAGCGGGTGCTGTCGCGCCGCGAGGTCGCCGAGGCACAGCGCGGTGGTGGCAACGGCCGTGACGGCGGCGTCACAATCAACATGAGCATCTCCACGCCAGATGCCGACAGCTTCCGCCGGTCGCAGGGCCAGATCACCGCCGAGATGAGCCGCGCCATCGCGCGGGCGCGGCGCAACAGGTAGGAGATCCGATGACCGACTTTCACGATGTGCAGTTCCCCGCCACCATCGCCTACGGGGCCAGTGGCGGACCACGGTTTCTGACGGCGATCACCGCCACGCAGAGCGGGCGCGAGCAGCGCGTGGCGCAATGGCAGCGATCGCGCGGCGAATGGAACGTCTCGACGGGCATCCGCTCGCGCGCCGACGTCGCGGCATTCCTCGCCTTCTTCTACGCCCGGCGCGGCCGCGCGCACGGGTTTCG